CCGGTGTACCCGCAGTTCGGGCCCCGGTAGCCGTTGGTCATGGCCCAGTGGCAGAGCTGGGTCATCTGCCGACCGATCGTTTCGCCGCCAACGTCGCCCGGGCTGGCAAGCTCCCAGCCAACCGCCGTGCCGTTCTCCGATACCTTCTGGTCGATGTACCAGATCTCGACCGCTTCCTCGTTCGGGTCGGCCGTAGCATTGCCGTCTGGAAAATTGGCCGCGTCCAGGTACTGGGCCAGCGTGTGGTGCATGGTCAGCTTGAACTCGAGCAGGTCATCGAAGGCCAGGCACAGGGCCGTTACCCTGCCGTTGACGTTGCCCACGGTCAGGGTCGGCCGCACTGCCGATCCATCAGAGTTCGCCTCGATGCCCTTGAGCTCGAGCGGCCAGGCGCTGTACTCCTTGCCCTGCCACCAGAGGGACTTGGCCGGCAGCTTGTCGGCGTTCGTCCCAGCGGCGGCCAGCTCCTGGGCGGTGTGCGGTATGGCGTGGCCGTGGAAGCGAAGGACGTCGGCGCCGAAGTCAGAGCCGTCCAGCTCCAGCAGGATGATCTCAGCGCCAGGCTCGAGCTTTTGAAACTGACTGATCAAGCTCATGGGTGATAGGCCCTTTCGAAAGTCGCGGTCAACTGGAAGACCTGGCCGGGCTGCGCCTGCTTGCGGTGCTTCTCGCAACGGTACAGGCCTAGCTCACCACCAGGTGGCGTCCAGAGGAAAGCCCGGATGCCGCCATGCGCCCGGATAAAGTCTTGGATGGGTTTGATTTCCTCGGCCAGGCCGCCGAAGGACAGATCCCAGCTGTCCTCCTCGCCGTTCAGACCGTCGCCACTGACCTGGGTGTAGCCGTCGCCAAACTGCGACTTGCGGGTACGCATTGTGCTGTCACAGGTCGCCGAGTCATCTGGCGCCCACTTGAATATCTGGATCGCCATCAGCGCCTCCCAATGCTGTTACGGTAACTGGTGCCGCCTGGGCGCCAGGAGTCGGCTACGGCACGCTCGGCCACGCTCTGCATCTGCGACTGCATGCTCTGTTGCAGCGCCGTTTCGTCCAGGTGCATGCCTTCGCTGCTGCGGTCCTCGACGGTGAGATAGGTAGGCGCGCTGACCTGCACGACCGTGCTCCCGCCTCCTCCCCCGCCGCCGACCATCTGCACGCCCAACGAGCCGTCCGGACCGCGCGCCAGCGGCATGATCGCCTCGGGACCGGCCTCACCCATGACGCCCAGGCCGCCGCCTGCCATGCCGAAGGCGGTTGGGGTATTCAACACGCTGTTGGTGAACGCGCCGCCCTTGGCGAACATCTGCACGCCATCGGACCAGGCCCCGCCCAGGGCCTGAAAGTAGGCACTGGAATAGCCGGCCTGGGAGGCGCCCAGGTTTGACGAGATCGCACCCGCCGAGCCTGCTTCCATGCCGTTGCCGGCGCCGCCGCCGAAGTAGGCGCCGGCCACGGAGATGCCCATTTTCACCACACCGCTCAACAACGAGCTGGCCGCCTGCTGGCTGGCGATGCTGGCCATGTCCGAGAGCACGCTGACGGTGAAGCTCTTGAAGTTGGCCTTCCCGGTCAGCGCGAACTCGGCCACGGCATCCCGAGCCGAGTTGAAGCCGGTGGTCAGCATGTCGTCTGTGGCGCCGGCGACGTTTGCAGCATCGGCCTGGATATTCGCCCAGGCTCGCTTGGCGCCGTTGCGGTAGTCGCTCTGTGCCTGCAGGCGCGCTTCGAATCCGTCGACCTCCATCTGCAGCTCGCGCACCTGGTAGTCGGCGAGGTCGGCCAGACGTTGCTGATAGGCCTCCTCGCTGAGTCGCCGCGAACTGTCCTCCTGCTGCTGCTCCAGCTGGCGCCGGGCCTCGGCATACTTCTGGCGGACACCATTTAGGCGGTCGGCCCGCTCGCGCTCCTCATCGCCCATGCCTACACCGGACACGTCGGCGTCGATAGCATCCTGACGGGTCTGTAGCACCACCTCCATTGCCTTGCGGTAGGCCTCTGCGCTGTTGCGTCGGGCCTCGGCCAGCGCCTTTTCCTCGGCAGCCTGCTTTTGCAGCGCAGGCTGGGCATAGGCCTGGTTCAGGTTCTTGATGCCCTGCTCCAGCTCGGCGGCCGTGATCTTGCCGGCAGCCTGGGCCTTTCGCAGGCCCTGGACGCCTTCGGCCAGGTCTTCGAGTCGCTTCTTCTCGGGCAATGCTCGGTCGATGATGGCGTCCAGCGCTTTGATTTCATCGTTGAGCGCCTTGGTCCTGTCCTTGCTGGCGTCGGTAGCGTCCTTGTTCGCCTTCTTCTGCGACTCGATCGCGCTCGCCGCAGACAGAATGGCCTGGCGATCGGTCTCGGTGAGGTCAGCGTTTTCCGCGATGTAGCGGTTTGCGATCTTGAGCGCATCGCCGTTGTCCTGCAGGCCGGCCAGCTGTTTCTGCAGCGTTTCCAGATAGGTCTGACCGGCCGTGCTCATGCCGGCCTTGGCAGCGTTGTTCTGTTGAGTAGCTGCGGTGTTCTCGTTCGTTACACCGGTAAGCGTGCGCAGCGTCTGGGCGATCAGGCTCGAGCGCTGATCCGCATCGCTGACGGCGCCAGCCTGGGTGATCCAGTTCTGGATCGTGCTGGCAGGGAGCTGAAGCCGGGTGCCGACCTCCTGCAGGATGGGCGTCAGGTCTCCGCCAGCGGCGCGCGCTTCCTTGAGCCGGGCGATGACCTGCTCATATTCGGCAAGCTGCTTCGTGTACTGACCGCCCGAGTCACGCACCGGAGCGGTGACTGTGCCCGAGCGAATCGAGCGGGACAGGTCGCCGTAGGCATCCTTGACGCCTTCAACCGCCTTGACCTGCTCCTGCTGCCACTTCACCAGGGCCGCCTCGCGCTGGTCGCGGTTCAGCTTCTGGAACTCCTCGCGGACCTCGGACAAAGGCCGCTTGAGTTCATCGAGGCTGACGCCCGCCTTGTCGGTGTTGTCGCTCAGCAGCAGAAAGCTTGCTGCAGCGGTACCGGCCATCAGCGCCAGCCCAAGCGGCCCGCCCAGGGCGCCCAGCAGGCCACCGGTAGCGGCGCGCGTGAGGTTGGCCTGGGCAATGGCCACGGCGTCGGTAGAGACCTTAAGCGCTGCCTGCTTGGGTATCAGCTCGCTCTGCACCAGGGAAAGACGCTGCAGCCCGGTCGCCGCGGCGACGGATGCTTCTGCCTGCTGGAGCTGGGCTTGAGCATAGATGCGTTGGGCATCTGCGGCGCGCAGGGCAGCCTGAGCGTTCTGGACCTCGGCGGCGCGCTGCATGAGCCCAGCCTTGAGCGCCAGCCCGGACTTGGCCACGTAGTTGACCAGGGCCGCCACTCCCGCCCCAGCCATCGCCGCGGCCACCACGTTGACGTTGTCGGCCAAGGTGATCAGCAGGCTGGATAGCCCAGCCACGGCGCCGGTGCGCTCCTCCATGCTCGCCAGGAAGGTGCCGACTGCGTTGTTGATGTTCACCAGCGCATCCTGAACGCTGGTGGACATCTCGGCTGCGGCCTTGCGGTTGGCCTCTACTGTGCCCAGCAGGCCGGTGTTTAGGTCATCCAGCGAGAGTTTGCCCTCGACGCCCAGCTTGCGGATCTGCTCAGCGCTCTTGCCGGTGGCCGAAGCGATCGCGTTGACGATCGTCGGCATCGCGTCCTGGATCGAGACCCAGCCATCAGCCTCGACCTTGCCGGTCTGCAACGCCTTCGAGTAGGCATCGAGTGCAGACCCGGCCTTGTCGGCGGCCGCGGCGTTGGTCACCAGCAGGAAGCTGAAGCTGTCGGTGATGTCGAGCGTCTGCTGGGTGTTGAAGCCCAGGCTGCGCATGACGTCGGCCGTGCGGATGTACAGCTCCTGGGCTTCGGCCAGGGGTCGGTAGGTTTCCTGCGCGGTCTGCAGCAGGTGCTCCTGCACGATCTGGTATTCGCCAGCACTGCCAGCGGCGGCCTGCATGCGGTCGGACATCTGCCCGTAGGCGTCCACCTGCTTGATGATGCCGCCAACAAGGCCAGCACCAGCCACGGCCGCAAACGCGCCTCGCATCAGTGCACCGGCCTGCTGCGCCGCACCGCCAGCACGATCGAACGCCGAGTCTACCTGGGACAGGCTGCGATCGATGGACCTGGCATTGCGCTCCACCATCGAATCGGCATTGGCCAGCTCGCGGCGCAGCTGAGCTGTGGTCGCCTCGATCTGGACCAGCATGCCCTGGACTTGTTGGTCAGCCATTCATTTCTCCAAGCCAGCGCGGCTGTATGGGTTCTACGCTTCTCCACGTCCGCGCATGAAGGCCTTGAGCCGATCAGCGACGCTGGCCTTCTTGGCCTGGGCAGGGGCTGGTCGCCCGGTAGGAGTGCTACGGTTCAGGTTCATCCAGTCCAGCCGCGCATTCAGCGCCATCATGAGCTGGGGTATGGGGGTGTGCCAGGCGGTTTCAGGCGGCCAGCCAAGCCAGCCGGTGGCCACGCCGAACAGGTAGTCGACGTAGCTGCCGTTCTTCACTGCGCTGTGCTGTCCGCCTCGGGCTTTCCCTGGGCGACAACGCTCGGCGGTACCGGGTTGAGCAGCACGGTGATGAAGCGGGTCAGCTGGGCCGACACCTTGGAGACGCCGGTTTCAAACACCTGGTTGGCCACCACCGTGTGTTCCTCTGGCTTGAGCGTGGCGCCGGCGATGACGATGTCGGCGCAGGCGGCGATGCTCATCAGGCGCATGGCCTCGAGCGCCCCGCGCAGCCCGCCGAAACGGGCCTCGATGCGCAGTGCCGCGTCCAGCGTTGGCTTGAGGGTGTAGGTCCGTGCGCCAAGCTGCACGGTGACGGTGCCGTAGAGGGCATCACTCATCTGGTTGTCTCACAAGGTGAGGGGCCGAGGCCCCATGGTTAGGCAGTCGCCACGCCCGGCAGGATCTCGAGGATGTCCGAGTTGATGGCGATGGTGAGGTTGCGGCGCACAACGTTGTCCGCCGCACCGGGCGCGACCGTGTTGTTCATCACTTTGCCGCGCATGTAGAACGTGGTCGGCAGGATGATCGGGTTGGCGGTCGGGTCACCGTCGTTGAGCGTGATCTTGAGGTTGTAATCCCCCTTGGCACGGTCCTTGTGGGCGGTCTTGACGGCCTTCTGGCCGGCATCGCCGTTGTCCAGGCCTACGGTGACGGTCAGGTCACCGGCATCGGCCGTACCCTTGTACTTGCGCACCCGGCCATCGCTCAGCGAGGTGAAGGTGACCGAGCTGAAGGTGTCCCCGAATTCACCCAGGTCCTCGATCTCACCGACCCCGATGTAGGTGTCCTTCTTGTAGTCGGCCTCGGTACTGGCGCCGGTCTTTCCGCCGATACTCAGGCGGCAGCCTGCGGCGGTGTTCAAATTGTCAGGCATGGCAAAGCCTCCAAATGCACTGGATAGAGCCGCGTGGCGGCAGGTAAATGGATCAGTGGGTGGTGATCACACGAACCGTGATCGAACCCTGGTAGGTCACGCCGTCGGCGTCTCGCTGCGCACCGACCTGCTCGACCCGAACGGACACGGCCCGCCCGACCGATAGGGTCAGAGAGCGCTCGTCCAACGCGGCAACGACCTCGCCGTTGATGCGCTTAACCTCAGCCTGGCCGATGGCATTCGACCAGACCGAGAGGTAGAGCAGCCGCTGCTCACGCTTGCGCCCAGCAATGGGTGAGGTATTCACGGCGATCTCGCTGTCGATCGACACGTAAGGCATGGGCGTGTCCATTGGTGCCCCGTCGTAGACCGGGCAGCTCACCTCAGCTTCGAGACGAGCAAACAGCGCTTCCTGGAGGGAGACGGCCGGATCAGCCATTACCCACCCCCTGGCTTGCCTTGCGCAGCGTACGCCGGATCGCCGCTTCGATATCGATCAGCACGTACTCGCGATTGACCTGCATCGCGGGTCGCAGCCACGGATGCGCCGGCCGGGCCGGGATGTCCGGGTACTTGCCGAAGAAGTGCACGCCGTCGCTCTTGTTCTTCGCCCGGCGGTTGCGGTTGCCCGAACGCTTGCCGCCCACATAGCCCTTGGTCCCGTACTCGATGAAGCGCAGGTAGAAGAACTTGCGGTTGTCGCGCTTGCCCCGGATGCCGATCTGGGCGTCCAGCCCGCTTGGCGATACATACACCTTCAACGCCTCGGCGGCAGCGCCCGTGTCCCTGGGGATCATCTGCCGCATGCTCGCCAGCACGCGGTCGGCGGACTTCTGCATGGCCGGCTTGAGTTCGTTGTCCATGTTCTTGTGGATGTTACGCAGCGTGCGGCGCAGCTTGATGTCGCCGCGCAGGCTGGAACGGCGAGCCATGGGCCTACTCCTTGGCTTGGGCGGCCTTGGCAGGCTTGTCAGCCTTGTCGATGACGGCTTCGGCGTAACCGCGGGCGATGAGGCCCTCGGCCTCCTCCTTGGTCACCTCGAATTCTTCGCCTTGCTCACGCTCGCCATTGGCGCC